CCGACTAACTTTATTCTTCTATATTCTTCAGGCTGTCCTGCTGCAGATTTTAAGAAAGATACTTCTTGTTTTGCAATACCTTCGATATAATCTTCTGATTTTCTTAATTCGTCAACTTCGTAATACACACGCAGAGGTAAACCATCAGGGTCTACACTGTTTTTATAAACTACATTCTTTGGTATCTCTATTTTTTTACCATCTACCTTTATATACTTTTTAAAAGTACCTCCTGTTTTATCTACAATCCTAGCTTGTATACTTTCAAGATACTCTAAAGTTCTGTCAACTTCATTTCTAATTTGCTGTCTTGTTGGTCCTGATATTAAATCACCTGAGTCTACCCAGTCTAAAAATGCTTCGTATAGTTCATCGCCTTTGTTTGAATCATTTGTTAAATGTTTAGCTAAGTCTTCTAAGTTTGTAAACTTCTTATTACTTCTTGTCATTATTTGTGCTATAGCTACTGCTAAATCGTCATTAGCTAGTTGTGTTAGTTCCGTAGCCCAACCTTGTGCATATCTACTTCTTGAAGCAGGTTCACCTAAAGCAATTTCTTTTCTAGCTACATCATAAAACCTATCTATGTGTGTCGACTTTCTCATGATTAATCCTTGAGAACCTTTAGACATAGCCATTTTATGTATTATAGAATTTGCTATATCTGTACCAAGAACATCTTTACCTGCTTTATTTCTGAATGCATATGCAAATAAAGACCAAGGGCTTGTCCACATATTGCCCATATCTGCTGCATACATACGTAACTGCTCTTCTGAGATTACTCGTGCAGTCCATGCAAATCTTAATAACTGTAAAGGCTTCCAGGCTTGGCTTACAACATTGTTTGCGAATCTTGTAACAGCAGTATTAACTAATCTTATGTTTTCAGTTTGTGTTTTATCTACTCTATAAAACAACCTAGCTATACCTTGTGTCAATGCGTTACTAGATATATTTCCTGCATTAGCTGCACTTTGTATCATGTCAGCTTCATCTAGCTGACTAAATATACTTAGTAACTCACCGTCAAATCTTGTAGGTGGTTCTTTACCTATTATGTCTGCATAAGCCTGATATAAATTGTATCTAGCATCTTTTTGTGCTTTCTCTACATATTTTCTAAAATCTTTTATATCACTACGCTTTTTTAAAGTAGAGTAATCAGGGTAATCCCAACCTGCTAAAAAT